ATCTTACGTCCGTTGGCTGTATCCCCAATTTTATATGTTATGAGTGCTGATTGATTATCCATCTTTTGATTCTCTCTTGATTGTCGTTCGCCCACACTTGTTACACTTCCAGCGCTGGACTTTCTTTCTGCCGGACCAAACCCAACCAGCCTTGTGCATAGGGTGGTTGCAGTCTGGGCAGTTCATATTATCCTTTCTGCATGAGCCAAGTCGTCTAGCCATTTTAGACTAGCCCATACTTCACTAACATAGTTGTTGGCAGCACGGCGTATCACTCTAATGCTGATATTATTTTGTTTGCCCACTTCCTTCAATCTACGGACACCTACCTTAGTGAATGTTCCACACCCATTTTCTATATTTCCGACGAAGTAATAGGTCTGCCCATTCCGGGTGATCTCAGTAGGTGCTTCATACCAATCCCTCCCCCATTGGTTATTTGCCATTTCTACTCCGTTCTTCGGGTGTGGCAAATACCCCCAGTCTGATCTAGCCTGAAGGCATAGGTACAGCAAGGCCGTCCAGTTCCTACCATAGGCTTGTCAGCAAACTTACAACCCGTGCAGTTGGCTTTCTGAAAGTCCTCAAATGTAGGATAGGTATCTGCCCTCACTAATCTCGGTGTTTCCTTTGTCATTTTGCCCTCCTTTCCTTTTGACAATAGTATAACATAGCATAGTCTAGCCTGTCAAATCTAAGGGTTTTGGTCTAGCTTTGGGATTCTTCAGAGTTAGCTACGAAATAATTTTCTGAAAAGATGATTTTACCTTGGGGAAAGGCAAGCCCAGTTGATAACCTAAAATGGGTGAGATAAAAACAAAAAAGCTGCCCTGGATTTCTCCAGGGTTAAAATAGGCAGTCTTATCTTGTTTCAGGTATCTTATACTGCTGGACGGCTTCAAGGGGCAACCTTGAGCCTCTCCGAGGCATACTAGGTTAACTAGGGTTCATTATCCATGACCGTTCTTTGCTTTCAACCATACAACCAATTCAGTCTGAACTTGTGTGTTCTTGACCATAGCCTCTGTATGCTGTTTGCAAGTATCATTGTAAGCTCTAACAAGTTCGGCTTGTTCCTTTGTTGCACTTTTGACAAGTTCAGTAAGACTTGCTTCGCTACTTTTACGGTCTGACCTATAAATAAGAAACATAAGAAAAGCCAGAACTCCTGTTATTCCACCAATGCTGCCAATATATTGAATTAAGTCCATATTACCCCCTATTCTTTCTGCATTTCAATCAAAAGCTGATTTTGCCCGTCTAATCTTAGAACCTCCTGAAGTATCTCCTGTTTCTCGGTTTCCAATACCTGAAGGCGTTGCTGAAGTCCTCTCATCTTCTGCTGGTTTTGTGCTAGTCTTTCTTTAGTGTCCGTATGTACCTCCTGATTCTCTTGATAGCCCAAATTACAGCGAATACACAGAATCCTGTCTCAATGCTTAGAATTACTAAATTGGTCTCGCCGATGTAGACCGTATTATCAGACGATAGCCACATAAGAATGAACTCAAGCAATGTCCAGCCCACAAACACAATAAGAAATATATCACTCAGGGTTTCCTTATAGAACTGGAGCATGAGTTTCCAGCTTGTCATCTCCACTCCTGGGCAAGTGACCCATCAGGCCGTAGAAGTCTTATGCCATTCCCGTCTGCACTTTCCGTTAGTCGCCAATCATTAGCGAAAACCGTGTCACCTTCATGCACCGTAACCGCATAAAAGTCCTTCCACCTATATGATGATCCACCTAAATTATTAGCGTTATCACTAGAGGGCCGGAGAGTTCCTGTAGTATTGATGGTTCCGTAGGCAACAATGTTTACGTCACCCGCATCGCAATAGAGATTCAAATAGGTATCACCGTCAAGCCGTAAAGTGCCATTATCACAATATAGTGACATATTACTCGCTGAAGTTGCACCTAATCGCCCAACGAGTGTTGATCCATAATAGAAGTAAGCCTTACGATCCTTCACGGTGATCCCAGTGCTATCTAAGATTATATCGCCACCAGCCGCGTAAGCCTTTCCGTCAGATGCTTGGAGGTAAAATTGCTTAGTAGTTGCATCGCTATACCCTGCAAGTAAGGTTTGGCTTAATTCGATTCGTGGAGCAGGTGAAGCGGCGGTTCTAAAAACTGTTCCAGCACCCAATGTAATATAAATAGAACCTAAAGTCCCACCTGTGAGGGTATCAACTGATATCGTGCCAGTTGTGATATTAGCCCCGTTAATGGTTGTCACCCCGGCAGAAGCCCAGTCTAAGACTGTAAATGTTCCCTTAACGATAACCTGTCCAGCCCCGATCTCAGTTGCAATATGATTGTTGAATTGCTGTATATCGTAAACCTCAGATAACGTATCTGTTATGTCCTTCATGGAGTTAGCCAGGTCTACCGTCATTTGCTCGGGATGTAAGAGGTTAGGATGTGTAATCTTGACCACATTGACCGAGACGTTTATGCCTAAGTCCTCGTCAATGACGGTTACTTTAGAACCCAACTGTAGAGCATCAAAGGAAAAATCTAATTCTGTTGACTGGCTCAAATCCACTGTATCTATACGATACGAAATTACAGGGTCCGCATGGTCGGTTAATAAGAGATTTGCCCAGGCTAATAGAGTATCCGGGTGGGTTATAGACCTATCAATAAAGACTCCCCTATAGATTCCGCCCCATTCCGTTTGGCTAGGTACGTCCTCTACATATCCCGGAGCTGTTAATACGATTCTAGCATCGCCCTCTCCCGCGCCATAAGCGTAAATTCTATTGAAAAGCTGGGTATAATCTATCTCTCTCTCAATCCCCTTCAAGTTCTTTCTGTATCGAATCTGTTGTCCTTTATCTTCACCTAAAGATGTAACCCATTGAAGTGCGCGGTTATTATCAACGTAGATATAGCCGCCAACTGTGTCTCGTAGTCTATACAAGGCACGTAAAATAGTATCCCCATCCACCTTGATTGCCCGTATTAACCAGTAATAAGAAGGGTCTATCGTGCCTAATGTGATGGCTGGCGTTTGCACCTGAAAGGCTAGTAACGCAGTTACTATCTGCACAACAAATGCAGCATCAGTCTCATAGGAGACGACTATTTCTCTGCCAAGTTGTGATATTAAGTCCTGAGTCTCTACCTTAGTTTCAATCATCTGGTATCCGTTTTGCGTAAGAGTTTGAACTTCTTGATTATCGTTCCTGCGCTGTTACGCAGCCAGTATTCGTTAGATAGTAAAATACCCGCTTCCTTGGAATCATCACTGGGTATGCTGAAACTTAACGAATAAGGTGCGTTGATCTCCTCCGTGTAACTTATGTCATGTGCGTTCTCAAGGAAATCTACCAGGTTCCCAGCACTATCCCTGATTTCAACTGTGTAAGCTCTATCCATGCTTCACCTATAAATAGGTATTTCTGTACGCGATGTTCATTGTCCCTGTCGTCCCGAAGGCTGTTACCGTGATGCTATTCGCTTGATTAGGCAAGAGTCTAGGAAACTGCCCGGTAACAGTGGCCATACTTGCCACTCCTACTTTATAAACTATCCACAGAGGGACGTTAATTACTAGCGTTTGCCCAACAGTCAGTGATCCCGTCCACTGAATCTCCTCGACGGTGGTGTTATTTTTGACCTTGATAGTGACGCTACTTAATGTCCCACCGGCGGTTAATGTCCAGACAGGTTCAATATATGCCGTTCCTCCCACAGTTGTCTCCGACACGGTCTTAGGATCGGCGTTTATATTGTAGTTGGAGGAAGTTGCCGAGTTCGCATACCCTAGCGGATCAGGACAGACGAACCTTAACTGACCGCTTGCGAGCTTATCCCCGATGATTTCCCAATCAATAGCAGAATCAGGCTTGGCATTGTAATATCTATCACTCGGAGCGTCTAAGACTAAGGTTTTAACTCCGTTCTGAGGGTTTATGAGCCGTGAGATACCGTCCAGGTTAGCAACAAGATTAGTCGTATTTGTCCCCGTAACTAGACAGTCAAGCGTGATCGCTCGTGGTCTCAAATACGCTTTGAAGTCGTAAGCCTTATCAGCTACAGGAACATAATTAGTCTCTATTGCAGGCATGAACGGGGTCAAACTCGTTCTCTTTACTCTTAACGAATACGTGCTTAGATTTACGCTGTTATAGATCATATTCCCCTCAAAGACTCTTTAGTCCTCTGTAACCGGAACAATTCCCGTGCTATCCTATAAATATCCGCTTCCTCTCTCACAACCATCTCAGAAATGTAGAAGTTATTACCCCCTACTGCCCCAGCAGCTAAAACCCGCTCTCCCCCATGTGCCAGGATCGGAACAGGACTCCCAACAGGTCCCGGGACTATCCCGCCCTTTTGGAATCCCTGTAGTTTCGATTTAATAGTTCCGATAGCTCCAATGCCAGCCAGCAAAGGATTCAAGGCTGCCCACCAGGGACTCGTAACTGCCTTGTTTGCTTTGGCGGTTGCCGTTTCCGTACTTGTTACAAGGTCATTCATCTTCTGGTTTACTGTATCAAGAACATCCTGATCTATGAGGCCATCTTTGACAGCCTGATTCATCTCAGGGATTACAGTATCTCTTAAATATGCCAGGGTCCCATCCCAACCTTTGTTGATTTCATTCCAATGCTCCTGCCAAGAAGAGATTTGGGTTGCCAATGCCGTATCTATATCTTTCTGTTGCTGTTCAAGTATTCCAACAAGGTCAGGTGCGTTCTTTTCAATGAGTCGCTTTGCCTCATCGCTCAGAAGTACACCTAATTCATTTAATAAGCTCGCCCGTTCTTCGTCTGTTAAGTCAGCGTTGCCGAGTTTAAGTTGAATGTCAGCAATCTTAGTTTTCGTTATATCATCGGTAAGCAGATCATAAGCAGCATGGGTGTCTTTGATTCCGTTCTGTATAGTGTCCAGGTCAGCCGCTAAGTCAGGTCTAATCTCTCTGATCTTGGCTAGGACATCTTCAGGGATTAACTCCATGCCTTCAGTCTGTATGCCTTTGATATAATCAATGACGCTCTGAATGGCTCCCTTTTGCTTATCCGCCATCTCTGTAGCGTTCGTGATAGCCTGCCTCATAGCTGTTCCGAGATCAGAAACTAGGGTGTCGCCCAGTTCCTTTGTCTTAGCTTTTACCTCTTCCAAAGCCCTAGCATTTGCCCCGAAGTGGTCTACCAATGCTGTAATACCAATTACTAACCCTGAAATAGCGAGCGTAATCAATCCAATAGGCCCCAGCATGGTATGGAAAGCTGCCCCTACTAATGGGGCTATTCTTTGCACTACAACACAGACTGTTATGAATGAACCAACGGCTAAAAGTAATGCACCAATAGCAAAAGTGACTTTCGTAATTGCACTTGTAAGCGCAGGATGCTTTTGCGTCCAGGCTATTACACTCTTGATTATATCCGTGACTTTAGTCAGGAGTTTTGTCAATATCGGAGCCAATATCTCAGCTATCTTACTACCGAGACCAGCTAATGCGGTCTTTAGGTTCGTAATGGAATCCATAAAGTCTTTAGCCTTCTCTGCCGCCTCTGCACTGAACACAACCCCGAGGTCGTGAGCTTCCTTCTTCATGTCCTCCAAACCTTGTGATCCGTCAGCTAACATCGGGAGCATATCAGTACCAGCACGGCCAAATATATCTACCGCCGCAGCCGCCTTCAAAGTAGGATCAGTAATGTCCGCCACAGCATTTGCTATAGCCTCAAATTGCTGTTCAGGCGTTAAGTCCTTTAACTTTTGATAAGATAACCCTAGCGTCTGTAATGACTTGGCTGACGCTGATGTTGCATTTTTGGAGTCAGTGATTACGACCTGCATCCGCTTGATGGCTGTTTCTAGGCCGGATAAGGAAGTACCCGATAAGTCAGCCGCGTGTTTGAATTCAGACAGTGCCTCAGTTGAAAAACCTGTCTTATCGGCAAGTTCTTTTATCTCCTGCCCAGCACTTGCCCATTTGACAGTTACAGCCGTCATTGTGCCGACAATAGCAGCACCGGCAGCAGTCATAAGAATACCAGTGGCCTTCATCTGCTTTCCCATATCATCAGCAGATTTCGTAATATCCTTGAGGTTCTTACTGGCTTTATCTACGGCCTGGATTATGATTTCAACGAGATTTGCCATTAGACTCCTATATTAGTTTGATATTAAGCAGCACATCGTCTGTCAGAAGGTCTCCTAGTTTGTCTTCTGTCATATCTGGATAGCCAGGGTGAATGCGCGCAAACAATAAGGCTCTCAATACCTTCATGCGTATGGACCCAGAGAATAGTTCGTCAATCCCTTTGTCAAACTTCTCCTCTAGATTAGCCAGCATATTCACATTCAAGGGTGCTAACTGATATTCCCTGCCATCCGCCAATACGACATTTTGAAGCTTAGGCGGCTGCCCTAGTTTCGTGTCCTCCATGATCCTCCTTTCGGGCTGTTCCCCGATAATCTCCTGTGGACTGTAATGCCTTCCTCTATCGCTTATCAAGGCACAGACTATCATCGCTGAATTGTATGCCTGACGATAAGCCTCACTGGATTTCTGAAAGTTGATCTCGTTAAGCAAGGCTTGGAGATATGAAAAAGGCTGGCTTCGGATATATTCTAAAGACCAGCCTGTTTCCCTTGCTATGATACTGACGATTTCATTCAGCATTATGTCGTGGCAACGGTCAAAGTTCCGATGCCCATGAAGTCATAAGCATACTCTACGAGACCGTCAACCGAGACTGTCGGATGAATTGCTGAAAGCAATGCACTACCAGTCCATGCTTGTCCTGTCGTGGTACTTTCTTTTAGACTGATAGCAGCCGTTGTGAACATTGTCAACGGCGCGCCATCCTTGGGGCCTCTAAATGAGCCTCCCCATGTTATCATCCCAACAACAGGATTCGGCTGACAAGCATTGTCAAACCCTCGACCATCTAGAATATCAACGGTATAATCAAGCGACCACTCTCTTATACCTAATGCCCCCACTGTTCCCGTTCCGACGATAACGCTACCGCCGCAACCTCTTACTCTTGCCATGTGTCACCTCCGTTTAATTATTTGCCCAAACTTGGACTTGAAACTCCGTGGACATATACGTCTCACCGCCCCAACTCAAACTCCCTATCCCTAAATTACGTGTAACTTTGCAAGTCTCAGCCATGTCGTTTAATGTAAGATCGGCATGAATCTTCTCGACAATAGATTCATCGCCCGTAGTGTCAATGAAAGGTAACATCTTACTTGCCGTAGAAGGCGAATCTGCACGGCTGAATACTAGAATAATCCTGAAATTGTAGTCACTATCTGTAGAAGATAGCGTAGTAACATATCCCGTCTCTCCCGGGAGAATTAAAGCTGTAGGAAATTGATTGATAGAATCTGGCAATTCTTTGGTAGAGAAGATTCTAAGCCCGTGAATTGCCTGTAAGTTATGTTTGATCCCGTCTGCGATGTCTAACATTCCCATTATCCGAACCTCGCCATTATTGCTTTTCCTATATCTGTTGTGAACTCTTTTATCTTGTCCTTCAATAGCTCCATCGTGTAGGTAAACATACCCTTTCCTAGAACACGGATGGCACTGTCCTCGACAACGTGTCGAGCTTCCATCTTCCTAGTGCCATACTCTACGAATGGGGCATAGTCAGTAATTGTCCCTACTCTACCTACTTGCCCTTCTATATGATGAGTCATACTGGGTCTTAACCTGTTCTCATCTACTGGCGTAGATACCTTGACCGTCTTCTCCGTCCAGAGAGTAACTTCCTTAATCCCTTTGTCAACAGGTTCCTTGATAGCTCTGTTGAGTTTCTTTACAAGTTGTTCAACGCCTAGAATCTTTACATCAATCACCAATACTCCTGTCGTCTGTAGGGCATGACTAATTCAAGAACATCAGGGTCCACACCCTTTGAAATGTGATAGTATCCCGTCTCTGGATTGCCGACTGTATCAAGATAACCAGAGTCTTTTCGTTTCCACATTCTCATAGCCATGATTAAAGTCGCTTGGGTTATGTCGCCCGGATAGACATAGGCATAAACTGTAGCCGCGCTAGTATGCGGAGCATCCGTTGTCCCATTCACCCCCCTCTGGACTGTTAAGGCATTCGTCACGATCTCTTTAACGAACATTTGCTCTGTGTCTATCCTGATTGTCTCCCCTGTTTTTATAAGTTGCCCGTCTGCTACGGTTAGACTTGTTGCCCCGGCAAGGATATTACCTGACAAGGTTGTCCTGGCCTCATAAGGCGTGGCAGAATCGCCATATCCGAATACGCCTGTAATTGAGATACCCTTCGGGATTCCATAAGCAAACCCCGAATAATTACCGTTAGGATTCGTTTCTAATCTTATTTTAGGATAGTCATTCAACGGATAGAGAATATAATCCGTAGTTGCCAGGGTAGATTCATAAGTACCATTGCCATCTTCGTCAATCTTTAACCCTGATGTAGCAATGCTCAGAATATCCTCCGGGAGCCACATCTTTGAGCCTCCACCGTCAAGGTATTTTGTCCCTTCATAGCAATAGAAATACCTCCCCGCTAATTTAGGCTTTTCTATCTGCCGACTTGCAGCTTCCAGAACACGGAATAACTGCTCGTTATTCTCTGCGCCCTCAACTTGTAATAATTCCTTCAAGTCTTCTAACGTAGCATATAGGTTCATGGTGACTCCTTGACTTCCAAAGTGTAGTTATTCGTAGTCTCCTGTGCCCCTGTTTTAGTGGCTCTCGCAACAGCTTCGTATGTCCCCTTAATGAGGAAGTCATTTGTCCCGACCAAGTATCTAAACTTTCCTTCCGTAGAAGATGTCACCTCACAAGTTCCTGATACGATAGGCTGTCTCCACCGGCCTAGTTCCCATACTAGAAGGGTAACAGTGTAATTCGTCAGATTAAAAACACTGCCATCATCATTTTGCATTGTTCTGTTTAGATAGAATCCAGAGTCTCCTCGCTTAATTGTAAAATCACTCATGTTGCGCCTCATTCATCTTGTTTTAGCTTCCATGAAGAATTCCTGGAAGGTATAGCCATAGCTAAGTCTCTATCAGGTAGTTTCCATATCGCATCTTGATGTCTTGTAATGAATTCAGTCCACATAGCAGTTAGCGTTCCTACTCCGAGCATTGCTGCCTGTCCTTTTAGTAGAAGGGTAGCACCTATCACAAGAGTACCAGTCCCGATTATAACGACTCGCCCACTTCGTAAGACTATTGCTTCCCCACCAAGCGAACCTACTCCGTCTAAACTAGCCGTGCCTCTCTTAAGCAATGACGCTACTAGTAAAAGTGTCCCAATACCACTAAGGGAAGCAGAACCGAAGTTAATTTCCTTTAGTGTGGCCGTCAATGTCCCGATGCCTTCTAAGCTAGAAGCACCGCCATAAGACACTCTGGCAGAGATGGTTAACGTCCCTACGCCTGTTAGGGCCGATGTTCCCCTAAAGATACGGCTACCGATTATTGATAATGAGCCTACTCCACTAAGTTGTGCTTGGGCGGATTGTCTTAGAAGAGTACCGTCAGCGGTTAATGTTCCAATACATTGAAGAGATGATGCACCTACTAGAGTAAGGACCGCCCTTGTAGATAGAGTCCCAACGCCTTCTAAGGATGCTTCCGCTTCAATCCAGCCAATAATCTCCCCTGAAGCAACCAGTGTTCCTACGCCTTCTATGGCGGAAACCCCAGCCAGAATAAGATGAGCAGAGGTTATTAAACTCCCTGTGCCTTGTAAGTTGGCCGCGCCTGGTTTGTATAGTATCGCTGAGACTGTAAGAGACCCAATGCCTTCTAGGTTAGAAGCGCCCCTCCTAATTCGAGACGCTGTAATAGTTAATAAGCCAACACCTTCAAGAGAAGATTTACTTGATAGAATCAGCCTTGCGCTTATAGTAAGCGTCCCGATTCCTTCTAATGACGCTTCACCTTCTATCCATCCTATGATCTGCCCATCACCAGTTAGGCTTCCTACACCTTCCAGAGTGGAGAACCCACCTAGAATCAAGTGAGAGGCGGTTATTAGCGTGCCTGCGCCTTGTAAGTTGCTCTTTGCGTTCTTATATACTACGGTTAGGATTGTCAGGCTTCCTGCACCTTGTAAGTTACTGGATGCGGTTTTGGTAAGCCGTCCTTCACTAATTAACGTTCCTTCACCGTTTGGTGAAGATATACTCGCGAAGATACGTTTGCCGATGGTTGATAAGGTCCCTACACCTTCTAAGATAGCCTCGCCTGATAAGCCAGTACTGACAGATGCTCCCGCAGTTAGATTTCCTATGCCTTCTAGGACACTACCGGTAGACTTGATTAAATATGCCGATATAGCAAGGTTGCCTATTCCTTCTAAGGTGGCAGCCGAGCTTCTTGTAATCTCACTGATGATTGTTAAAGTGCCGACACCCGATAATGGCGATGCTCCCTTACGAATCAGAGAGCCTGGGCTTGATAATGTCCCAATTCCTTCTAAGGCGGAAGCTCCTAGAATCTGGCTTCCTGCTTTCCCTATAGCGGTAAGAGTACCTACACCTTGAAGTGAAGCACTAGCATAGGTAGAAGTCGCTCCCGCTACTGTTAGACTTCCTACGCCCATTATTGAACTTGTACCAGAGTGGATTAGCTTACCGGTAATTGATAGGCTGCCTACACCCTCAAGAGAACCTTTCCCGGAGCGGATTACCTTCCCAGAGATTGACAGAGTGCCTATTCCTGAGATTGAAGTAGCCCCTTGCTCTATAACTTTGGTAGTAAAGGTTTCGGAACTTGACCATTCCCCCTCGCCTACCGAGTTCTTTGCCTGGGTTTGGTATTCATATTCTGTCCCAATCCCTAAATCGGTTAAATCCTCGTGGTAAGTATTGTCTGTTTCTAAGGTATTCTGCCAATCGGTGGTTATCCATGCGCCGTAGTAGTATCGGTAATAGTTATCTTCGGTCGGGTATTCTGTATAAGTTGTTTGCCATTTGCTGAAATTCTCGTCAGCTTTTTCTGCCCAACCACTATGTGTAGCAATGCAGTTGGATATATTGCCACCAGCAAACTCGACTAGAATCCTAACTTCCTCATTAACGTATACCGGTGTATCTAATTCTTTTTCTGCCCAAGCCCAACTTGTGGTTAAAGCAGAGGCATCACCCCAGACCTTACTAGCAATAATGCTATCATCGCTTACCTTCCTAATTGTGAATGTAATATCACCTGTGGGACTGCCAGCCTTTTTAAGATAGAAAGCCAATTTGGTTACAGTACGGCCAGAGATAGTTAACTTTTGCCCACCACGTGTAAAGTCGCCAGTATATAAAAGATCAGTCAGCGTTCCCGCTGTTTGCTCTTCAACATAAATTGGTCTGTACCTAAACCTCGCCTCGCACGATTCTCCCCCATCATCTGAAATCCTCCCGTTTATCGTAGCGGTAGTCTGCTCTACGTTAGATTCTGTTTGAGTAATGGCTACGGGAAGGCCAAGACTCAATGCTGAAGCTGTGAGCGACCCTATACCTGATAATGAAGCCGCACCTACTACAACTTCCCCGCCAGCAATGACTTCACCTATGGCGGTTAATGTTCCAATTCCCAAGAGGGAGGCTGCACCTAAAGTATAAGTCGCCCCTGCGATTATTAATGTCCCGATTCCGCTAGCAGATGCCGTCCCTTTGAGAATTCGTTTACCTGCCGTTGTTAATGTTCCCGCACCTGAGAGAGAAGCAGCACCTAGTTCAAAGATTGTATAAGTAACTACCAGCTTGGGCTTGTAGCCAGCGCCTACCTCGCTTGTCTTGAATCTACAATACCACCATGCATTATTTGTCCAGGCTGGAGTTCCCGCAGCCGCATCATAGATTTGCTCTCGCCAGCCGAATTTTGTAATTCCTGTTAATGATATGGCTGCTATGCCAGTAGCGTTTAGGGCAAAGTCATTATATCCAGCAGTGCTCCAGTTAGCATAGGTAATCCCAGTATCACAATACGCCGTGCTGCCGAATTTGGCTATGGCAAAGTCAGTCGCAGCTAAAGCCGTATTTGACGCAGGAACGCCTGAGAACACATTTAACTTGGCATCTGCAAGATTAAGCCCATTGGTTGCATCTGAGCCATACCCCGATACGGTAGCTGCTGAAATAACCGCATTATCAGGCAAGGAAGATGTATCAAATAGGGTATAGCCACGATAAAGGTTGTGCCATGTGTTACTCGTTGTAAAGGCTTGAATCAATACCCCTATGCCATTGGCAGTCCCACTATCATCGGCCATACTCCCAGCTTCATTTCGTATGTTTGCCCAGGTCATAGCACCATTATTTTCATCTCCGACTAAGCCATCTACACTCGTTGTCTCTGGGTGAGCATCTGGATAGAAAGTAAGAGAGTCAGATATTGTGAAAGGATAACCGAAGATGGGATTCTCGAATATCTTAGTGGGGATTAGTTCTTCATTATCACTAATTGCATATTTCCCTAAGTGAAGCTTGAAGTCTCCTTGCTGGTCATAATGAATCCTTATCTCTCCATTAGGATTCTGAGGAAATACCCAAGTCCCTAGTATCTTGCCCTCAATAAGCCTCAATCTTCTCTTACAGATGCCATAGTCCCACTCTAGGACATTGTTCTGGTAGTTCACATTGATGGGGTCAATCGCCAGTAAGGTTTCCTTGCTGCAGAATATTTCCTTTCCATCAAGATAAAGATGCGGAGTATATATTAGACTATCCCCCTGTCTCTGCCCTGTTGGTTGGTCGTTGATACAGGTTATGGTTGTACTGTTTCCCGATACCTCAGCCTGAAACTGGTTGACCTTTGAGACATACTTCGCCCCTACCTTGTCCCACCCTACTTGAACCTTGACTCCATCGGCATTGACCATCGGCAACTGAGAGACAACCATCCATCGCTTATCAGTATCGGTATGGCGGTAGAATTTAGCATAGGGAGACCGCCCCTTTATCCTTCTGCCTTGAATATCATAGGCAGGGGCATAGTCCTGGTAAAGCTCAACATATCGCCAGTTTATACCCTGCTTTGACAATGCAGAGAGCAGAACTGGATCAGTAATTTGCTTATCCGGGTCAATCACTATTGGCACAAATACTCCTTACAAACAAGGGCAGGGTAACACCTACCCACGAACCTACTCTACTGAAATGGATAAATCTCCCGCCGAGATCTTGAACGTATCACCCGAAGAGACCGTCTTACTCGCCGTCAAAGTCCCCCACATGAGAACGTTCACGTTCGTCCCCCAGGTTACGTTTGTCACATGATCCACAATGGCCAGATGAGTTATCGTTCCCCAGTCTGCCGTTGCTTCCGCCCATGTTAAAGTCCCTCCGTTAACACTTGTCCCGGCGGTGGCTGTATTGAATGTTGACGTGCAGCGAGCGTATGCCCCTCCACTTACTTCACCGGTTGGAAGGTTAGTCTCCAGCCCAGTTGACGCGGTGAATAGAGCTATAAAATGCTGTGTCGCTGGGGTATAGGTAGAGTTCATGAATAGATGGTTGATAATCTTGTTTTCCGTATAGTCGCTAAAATTATTTGCCATGTTTTACCTCCGATTATTTATTTCCTCTCCACCCGCAAATCGGGCAGAGGAGTTCTCGATCTTTGTTTTCCCTTAATGGGAAGTCACACTCAGGGCATTGAGTAATCTTTCCCCGCTGGACTTCCTCTTGGTCTTTTTGATTTTCTTTTAGTATGTCTTTTAGTTGTTGCCAAGTCACTTGTCACCATCCTGTGTAAGTAATCTACCCCTCCGTGCATGATTCGCAACGTAAGAGTTCGTTGCCCCGTCCCTGCTTGTGAGTCAGAGCATATTCTTGATGTTTGTCTCCCTTCCATATCTCCTCGATTGTCTCGTTATTTAGATTGCCGAATGTTACCTCTCCGAACGGATCGAAGCAGCACAAAACCACGTCTCCGTTGTATCGTATCGTCATGG